GAATTAGCTCCAGACTTGTCTCTGTTTAAAGCCTGTGAAGCCGCAAAGATTTTGAGGATCTACACAATCAGGAAAGAGAATCGATTGATTGGATACAACATATTTTTAGTGACTCGCGATCCTCATTTTAAGGGATATCTCATTGCTAATCAAGATCTTGTATTCATTGAAGTGTCCGAAAGAAAAGGAATGGTCGGATATCAATTCATGAAGTGGTGTGATAACGAATTAAAACACGAAGGAATTCAGGTCATATTTCAACGGATCAATGTCAACCATGACCATGGTGCTCTACTAAAAAGACTTGGCTACAAGCCAATTGATGTTGTCTACAGGAGGAATCTCAATGTGTGATCCAGTTACAGCAGCAGTTATCGTGAGCGCTGTTGTTACAGCCGGGGCGACTGGCTATCAAGCCTCTGAATCCCAGAAAGCACAACTCCACGCGAAAGATGTTGCAGATAAGCAAAAACAAGATACTCAAAATGCAATTAGTGCTCAAGAGGCCAAGGACCAAGCGAATCTGAAAAATAAGGCTAATACAGGCGGAGCTACCCAGAAACAAGCCATAGACGCTATTAGGGCTTCAATGGCAGCTAGCTCTGGGATGGGTGGAACGATTTTGACCAACCCTCAAGGATCGCCCGGGACTCCCACAACTTCAAAAACGATGTTAGGAGCTTAAATTGATTTCAAAGATCAATCCAAGAGTTATCGAAGACACTTACAAAAAGTTCAATGCTCAGGTTATTAATCGACTTGAGCTTGAGCGTTTACGTTCTATGCTTTTAGTTGAAAGGTCAACTTTCTTTGCTCATTGGCAGGAATTAGGACGTTATATTTTCCCTCGAAGAACAAGGTTCTACACGACAGACGTTGACAAAGGAACGAGGCGCAACCAGTCAATCATAGATTCCACGGGCGGTTTGGCTGCGAGGACATTACGCTCAGGCATGATATCGAGCTTCACCTCTCCTTCCCGCCCATGGTTTAGGCTCACAACTCTCGATCCAGACTTGGCCAAGAGAGATTCAGTTAAGGAATGGCTCTATGACGTAACCTGGCTTATGTCGGATGTATTCCTTAAATCAAACGTCTACAACTCTTTATCGACTGTCTATGGAGATATTGGGGTCTTTGGGACCGGGGCTATGCTTATTGAAGAGAGCTTTACTAAGGTCATTCACACACTTCCCTTTACCATTGGAAGCTATTACATTTTCGCCGATGACAAGTTAAAGATCAACGGATTCATGCGTGATTTCCGTTTAACCGTCAGGCAGATAGTCGAGAAATTTGGAATGAAAGAAGGATCTCCCGATATTGACTGGACTGGAATTTCTGGCATGGTCAAACGCCTTTGGGAGATGGGAACAACTGAAGCATGGATCGAAATGAGCCATGGAATTATTCCAAATCCAGACTGGAATCCAGACTCGCCTTTATCAGACAAGAAAAAATACATGAGCGTCTATTACGAGCGCGGAAGTCTTGGGGGGCAATTTTCTTTAAGTGATATCGACACGACAAAGGTTTTGCAGAAGAAGGGATATGACAAATTCAGGGTTTTGGTTCCTCGTTGGGAAGTGAGCGGAGAGGACATTTACGGGACGTATTGCCCCGGGATGGAGGCTCTAGGAGATATTCAGGGTCTTCAAATGTACGAACGTAGAGCGGCTCAGGCTCTTGAGAAGTCAATTAACCCGCCTATGGTTGGTCCAGCTTCGCTTCGCAACTCAAAAGCCAGTGTTCTTCCAGGTGACATCACGTACATCGAGGGTCGGGAAGGACAGCAAAGCTTTACTCCTGCTTATCAGATTCAACCCAATTTTCAGCAGTTAGAAGCTAAGGAAGAGCAGATCAGGCAAAGGATTAAGAAATGTTTTCACGAAGATCTTTGGCTTGTCATTTCAAACATGGAGAAAGGAAACGTAACGGCTGAAGAGATTCGGGCACTCCAACAGGAAAAACTTCAGGAAATTGGTCCCGTAGTAGACAGACTTAATCAAGACTTGCTTGATCCGCTCATTGAGAACACATTTGACATCATGCAGATGCAGAGGATGTTACCTCCTCCTCCTCAAGAGATGTCAAAGATGCCTTTAAAAATTGAATATGTTTCGATCATGCACCAAGCCCAAAAAGCATTGGCGGCTTCTGGAATAGAAAGATTTTGGTCTTTCGCTTCACAGATTCGTCAAGCAGAGCCAGAAAATCCTGATGTTCTGGACAAAATTAACGTAGACGAATTGATTGATCATTACGGAGATGCTTTGACGACACCTCCGGGTGTCATTCGTGATGACGATGAAGTTGAAAAGATCCGGGCTCAACGTCAACAGGCGATGGCTCAACAACAGAAAATGGCTCAAATTGAACAAGCGAGTAAAGCAGCTAAGAATCTTGGCGGGGCTGATACAAGCGGTCAAAACGCTTTAACAGATCTCATAGATCAAGGACAGGCCGGTAACCTAATGCCAGCGCGATGATCACAATTTATTTTGGAAGGCATGGGGAAACCGATCTTAACAGTGAAGATAGACTTCGCAGTTGGATTGACGAGCCCTTAAACGCTGACGGAATCAAAGAGGCAGAAGCGATGGCGAAGAAAATGGAAAAGTTTCCATTGAATAGAATTTACACGTCTGATTTAGATCGGGCTGATAAAACGGCGAGAATTGTGGCCAAAGCACACAACCTTAAGCCAATCCCGCGTCAGTGGTTTCGTCCGATCAACTATGGAGAATGGAATGGAAAAAAGGTCACAGATGTCAAAGAAGAGATGCAAAAACTTCTCGACGAATGGAAAACTAACCCAGATAAGAAAGCACCCGGGGATGGGGATTCATTCACTGAATTTCAAGATCGTTTTTTGGGTGGACTCCATGCTGTTATTAATGCCGCGTCAGGAAATGAACAAATCATGATTTTAGGCCATTTGAGAAACTGTCTTTTGCTTTGGGCTGTAGCTAAAAATGGAGAACCGCTCAAGGGAGACACTTTGGATCTCATCGACGATAAGCATTTCCATCAAGAGAGTGGGTCTGTAGCCAAATACGAATGGGACGGATCGCTTCAATTTAAGGGGATTATTTAATGCCATATGCTAGCGCATCTCAACGAAGGATGTTTAATGCTAGAGCCAAGAAGTCCAAGAAGTGGGCAAAGATGGCTGCGGAATTTAACAGAGCCAGCAAAGGCAAGAAATTGCCAGAGAAAAAGAGATGATTCCGACAATAGATGGAATATTCATTGAAGTATTTCTACATTTTGAAAGGTTGGTCTTTAAGAAGGGAAAGCTAGAAGTTGATTGGTTAGGACAAATGAATATTTCATACGGGATGAACTAATGAGTGAATTACCAGGAAACCCAGCTCCAGAATCAGAAGACCGGGGAGAACTCTCCGATCCTAAAAAGGTTGGCCGTAAAGGTTTAATGGATCGAATCAAAGATCGACAGGCAAAAGAAGATGCGCTGTTTGTCCTATCCAGTATTCAGGGTCGCAGATTCTATTGGAAGCTTATGAAGAGATGCGGAATCTTTCAGACTTCTTTTACAGGGAATAACACCACGTTTTTCAATGAGGGAATGCGGAATGTAGGTCTTGAGCTTTTGAAAGACGTGAACGAGCTTTCACCCGAAGCCTATTTGAAAATGATTCAAGAGTCGAAACTCGAAGAATCAAAGAATCAGTAAAGGAGAATGTATGACAGATACGCCCGAAACTCAGCCGAGCCTGATAAACGAGGCACCGAAAGACGCGCCGGCAGAACCAACGCCGGAATCGAAGTTATTCCCAGAGTCAAAGCCAACAGATCAGAAGCCAGAAGAACCGGCCAAGCCGGAACCGACGTCTCCTAAGACTGAAGAGCCTAAACCTGAGGAACCAAAGAAAGAAGAACCAAAAGCAGAGCCATCAAAACCTTCGGAGCCAGCGAAACCCGCAGCTACCGATTACGAGAATTTGAAGCTCCCTGAAGGGAATCTCCTTTCTCCTGAAGAAGTAGACGCAGTTAAAAAAGAAGCCTTAGAACAGAAACTTACGATAGACGAAGCTCAAGGAGTGCTTGAAGTAAAGAATGATGCCGTAAAAGCCTTCGCAGCACGTCAAAACGAAATTCTGATTAAGGCAAGACAAGATTGGAAAGCAGCTTGGTCAAAAGACCCTGAATTTGGTGGCGATAAGCTAGCTGAAAGCAGCGAACTCGCAAAACGGGCTTGGGACAAAGTTGCCGATAACGAACTAAAGACACTGGCAAATCAGACTGGTTTTGGAGATCATCCAGCCGTTTTAAGAGCTTTTGCACGGCTTGGTCGTATGTTCTCAGAGGATCAATTGATACGTGGAAACGTGGGAGGAACACCTGAAAAAGGTAAATCTCCCGAAGAGATTCTCTATGGAAAAACAACTCCTGGACCAGATGAACCCATGTCTTAACTAAGGAGAAAACAATATGGCCGGACAAGGGAGTACAAATCTTACCCTATTGGACATTGCGAAACGCACTGATCCAACAGGCGCCGTACCCGTTATAGCGGAATTGCTCGCTCAAAAGAACGAGATCATGAACGATATTCCGTGGATCGAAGGAAATCTGCCGACCGGAACGAGGAATACTCTTCGTACTGGTTTACCGCAGGCTTATTGGAAAGTAGCAAACACCGGAACCGCTGCTTCAAAATCAACCACGGCTCAGATAGACGAAGCCTGTGGAATTTTAGAAGCGTGGTCTGTGATTGACTACGATGTGGCTCAATTGAACGGAAACGTTCAGAAGTATCGTCTTAGTGAAGCCGATGCCTTTATTGAGTCCATGTCTCAGCAATTGTGTGGGACGTTGTTTTATGGTGATACACGAGTGAACTCTGAACAGTTCATGGGTCTATCGCCTCGCTTTGGCGCAATCGCCTCAGCCGTCAACGGTCAAAACATCCTAAATGCGAATGGTACTGGAGCCACAAACTCTAGCGTTTGGCTTATCGGATGGGGTCAGAATTCCGTGTACGGGATTTACCCGCGCGGAACCATTGGAGGACTTCAGCACAAAGATTGGGGTGAAAGGATTATTCAAACCTCAGTGACTTTGGGCGCCGGATATCTCCATGCGTATGTGGACAAATGGCAATGGAAATGTGGTCTTGCTGTTAAAGACTGGCGCTATATTGTCCGTTGCGCGAATGTGTATGTTCCAGACTTAGTAGCTGGAAGCGGAACGCAAAACGCTCAGCAACTCATTAAGTTGATGAGCCGGATGCTTTCTCGTCTACCTTCGTCTGGAAGCGTGACCCCGGTGTTCTACATGAATAGAACTCTCTATTCTATGTTGCGTGTCCAATCACTTGATAAATCCCAGAACGCTCTCGGAGTGATTCAGGGATTGGATCAGTTTGGGCATCCGCTTCGCGGAACTCTGGTATTCGACAATGTACCCATCAGATTGAACGATCAGTTGCTACTTACTGAATCGGCCATCAGCTAAAGGAGAAATAAAATGATACGTGATAGCTTATTGATGTTCACTGGCGTCGGAACTTCAGGTTATGCTCCGACAGCCCAGCAAGACAATATTGGCCCAAATACTTACGACACATCTCCCCTGGGGCTTCCGACAGGATCAGGCGGCGCCGCTTCAGTTGGTTATGATGCCGGTTCGTCTGCAAACGCCGGGCGTGACATTGGAATTGGCGGAGAAATGTGGTTCGAAGTATTGGTAACGGCTGCCGTTACGTCAGCGGGCGCACCGACCGTTCAATTCATCTTGGGAACGGATTCGGTCGCTGCTTTGACGAATGTGGCAGAAACGACTGGCGTTGGAGTTCTTATTTCTTCAGCCTCCTATCTCAAAGCGACATTGGTGAAAGGGTTTATTTACCGGACCCAATTGCCTGCGTCTCTTGTTTATCAGCAATACATCGGACTCGACGTTTACATCGGAACAACGACCCTGACTGCTGGAACATTTGAGGCGAAACTCCTCATGAATATTCAAGCGTCAGATCTGTATCTGAGCGGGTTCGCAGTTCAATAAATTCAGTAAAGGTTGGAGGAGTGATCCTTGGATCTATGATCCTAAAAACTCCCAACGATTTTAGGGGGCATCATGAAAGTAAAAGCAAAGCAAGCTGGTCAATATCAAGGAACGATGCACTATCCGGGAGATGTCTTCGACATTGAAGTAGATGCTTGCCATCCGGCCCCGTGGATGGAACCCATTCCAGAAATCAAAGAAGTTTTTACGGAACCGATAGTGGAAGAAAAGATTTCTATTCCTCCAGTCG